TTAATTACGGGTAAAACGTGTGGGTCACCCTCAAATCCTAGCTTGTTTAAATTGTCTTCGCTGTGCATTACATTCCTTCGTTTAGTAAACAAATATAATCAATATTTTCGTAATCATTTAAATAGGCTTTATAGCCAACGTAACGGGTTTGCTCTAATTCCATACCTAGTTCGTTCATTATTAGGCTTGCAACGCTTTGGTCTTGCCTGTGGTACTTAAATCGGGGGTCTTTAGATTGCCTTGCGTGTTGCCTACTGCCATCGGCTGCGCCCTCGTGCGTTGCCTGTATAAACCGTTCCGCAAATTTACGCCCTATTTCGGTATTCAGGTTAACACCAAAAACAGATGTTGCGCATTCGGGTATTAGTTCGGCTTCATCTCTAGTTAGCCCGAAATACTTTAAACACTTATCGCTAACCGTTTGGGCGCAATTCTCGCCACTGCCCCAAAAGAAATAGCCCTTTTCATTTATCAACTTCATTAACGGGGTAATGTCTTGAATGGCATAAATTGAACTATCACACCACAATACCACATCATGCCCTTTGTCTATTATGGCTTCAAATGCAGCCGCCTTACAAGTGTATGGGTTATCTTCATTATACCCATCTACCGGGTAACTATTAACCCAACCTTTTATACTAGTCCAACCGTGCTCAAATAAAGACCGTATTAGCCTTGATTGTCCTTTAGGATACCACTTGCCTAGTGCTACTGTTATTATTATCGGATTGCTCATTTTATACCGTACTTTTGATTATGTGGCTGCAAATTAGAATAGTTGTAATCAAATAGTATTTCGGGTATGTAATACTCGCAGCTTAGTAATGGGTTAACTCTTGACCAATACGCTGCATCTTCTCCAAACCTTTCATTCCCAAATCCTGCCTGTAATGCTTTAACTCTTAGCACGGGGTTAAAATGCGTTATCGGTCTTACATAGTCAACTCCGTACTTAGCTGCTGCCATACCTTCTGCCATCGGGTGTTTAAACCTATGCAAGCATATTTGTGGATTATTCCCGTTGGTGGTCATCTTAACCCGAATGCCTACACAATCAACTAAAGGCTCTGTAATAGCTTGAAGTATTAAGTCCACGTAGTTATTCGCTGGCGTGTCGTCATCGTCAAAGAAAACAATAAATCGCCCTTGTGCCATTTCTAGTAACTGTTGGCGTTTAGTACCTATCGGTAATTCTTTGTTATCGCTTAAATAAAGCACTTCTACGGGCTTATCTTTAGCTTGTTGCAGTAAGTTAGCATACAACGGATAAAACCTATATTTACGCTCTACGACCGTTGGTATTAATATTGACAGTTCCACCCTAATGCCTTTGATAGTTTATTAAATATCAACCGCCCGTTGTTATATTCGGCTTCGCTACGGCTGTTTGTTTCGTCTTTAACCATTAAGCCTCTTGAATGGTGCTTGTGCTCAAATACTAAATCCATTGCATCAACTATTATACCCTCTCGTTTTATTTGCTCAAACATAAAGTTATCACAAAACATACTCTTAAAATCGGGATGCCAAAAGAACCCCCACTTATCGTATAAATCCCTTGTGATAATCGGTATAGTCAATAGGTTGCGATTTGTTTGGTAGGCATCACTCACCTCTAATCCTGCCATTGTAAGCCCGTTTAGCCTGTCAACTATCAACCTATCCCAATGTTTAGGGCAATCGAAGTCATCACTAAGGTAAATCAGTATATCGCCTGTGGCGTATTGTGCCGCTGCATTAGTCGCACCCACTACATACCCATCGCTTGTATTTTCTCTCACTATGTGATGCGCCCCAAATAACCGTACATAGCCATCGTATCTCGGCTCGTCTAAGTCTAATGATAGAATATGTTCAATGGTTATCTTTGAGTTACCGCTGTTGTGTGCTTCGCTTTTAGCTAACCAGTTTAGATAGTTAGCGTGCGCCATTTCGGGGCGGTTACGGCTGGGGTGTATTAGTGTTATTCGCATATAAATAGCCTTTTGTACCACGGCTTAATATTTTTAGAGCCGTTTTTTTGGTAGCATTTGTAATTTACTAAAGCATTTTGAAACTGCTGATTTATAGCTTCAACTGATACATCTAATGGGTAGCTATACATTAACAACTCAAAAGGTTTCGGGGTTAAGATATGGCATTTTTCTTTTGACAATTCAAAAATGTATCGCTCATTAAATACCGTTTCAATGGTGTAAATTACTGGTTCAAATGGTGGCTTTACCCCCGAAAACCAAACATCTATACCTAAGTGCTCTTTTAATATTTCCATTGCATCACTGCCATTCATATAACATTGTTTCATGGTTATTGATGTAGTGCCACGCTCAATAAGAATACGTACATCATTAACAAAGTCATGCTCTTTACTTGTTAGTTTCATAAGTTAGTTATTAAGCGTTAGGTACTTTAGCAGCGTTTACGTGCTCGTTAATCTCCCAAATCCTTGCATACCATTCGTTTGTTTCACGTTGTGGCATATCCTTTGTCAAGCCTTCCAATACGGTTGCCCTGTCAGATTTGCGGTCTATACATACCCTTGCTTTTTTCAGTATGTCTGTTGAATGGGTTTCGATAAATTGCATCTTGGCATCTTGAAACGCTTGTTGTTGCGCCTTATCGGACTTCATGCTTTCGATATAATGCTCTTTGGTTTTGATATTCGTGTCTAGGTCAAATATCTCAATAGACAATTGCCAGTATTCCACGCTATCGGGTTCGGCTTTATCCAATGCCTTTTGCTTTGCGTTGCGATACCCTTCGATTAGCGTTAGGTATTCGTGCTCACGTTCAAGGCGTTCCTGCCATGCTTGTTCTAGTTGTTCCTTATCGTACTCCATTGTGGGTTGCGTTTATGTGTTGAAATTATATCGGTTACTATTATGGGGGTTATGCCTGCCCTCATGCTGTCAAGGTGAAACCAACTATCGCTAAATTTACCTAGCTGGTTTGGGTCGTGCCTAAACTTTACTTTTGTAAGTAGTTCACGGCTAAACAGGCTACACCCGATTGAAGGTACGCCCGTCTTTAGTTTGCCATCAAAGAACCCTATGCAGCTTTCGGGGGGTGGTACATCAAACCGCCTGTAAGTAGCTTGGTTAATACCCATCAACTGAACGCCAACGGTGGTACTTAATCCTTCCTTCAAGAAGTACGGCACGTTAATGTTATCGGTACGGTAAACTAGCAACCGTTCAATGGTGTCTTGTGGGCAAAAGTTATCACACTCCAAACTAAACAGATAATCAAACCCATTAGCTAGTGCGTACTCTCTTATTAGTTCTTGTGATGCTGCTATGTATGCTTCGGGTCTGCCTTTAGGCTCAACTCTACGTACATCAAAACCCTTTATTGTCTTGTGCCATTTAGGGTCGTTGCTGTTATCCACTAGTATAACGTGCAAATTAGGATAGGTAAGCGTTCTAATGAACGATAACCATTCGTCAAGTACGTATGCCTTGCGTTGGTTAATCGGTGCGCCTAAAAGTATTTTTGGTATCACTTAATGTGCTTTATAATTCGTTTTGTTCTAGGTAGTACTTTAACTTAGCTTTAGTTTCTTCATGACTTAGCCGTTCTTTGTGTAACGCAATCATGTGGCAATACTCTCTTATTGTTATAAGCAGTAAAAGTACCGAGGTAAATAACATAAAAAATATAATCATATAGTCTTAGTTTAGTTGTGGGTCAAACGGGAACACCCCGTATCGGTTATAATGGCAAATGGCGTTAAACTCTGCCCAATACGAACCGTAACAATTAAACAATGCTTGGCGGCATTCTCCATCGGTTGCATCGGCTAGAGTTGTCATATCCTATCGGTTGCTATTAATGCGTTCTCAAATGCTCTATCTCTAAACCTGCCGTTGTTTCGTGGGCCACGTTCTTTAAGTTTGGCTAGTCGCAATTGCGCTGCGGCTTCGGCCCTATCAGAATACGGATAAGTTTGCCTGCCATCAATCACATCAAGTTCGGTTATACCGTACTCGTATGTCCTGCTTTCGGGGTAATAACGGTTAACTATTTTCATGCTCAAATATAATTAATTATCTGCTACTTAGCAACTTCACTCATGTAAATTTGCATCTTGTATTCAACTTTGCCACTCATGCGCTTGTGCATTATGTATGCAAACACTTCATGCACTGGTAATGCTTTTACTAGGCTATCCTTGCTTATGTCGGGGCTTGCTTCCCTTAACGTAGCATACCACCCAAACGGGGCTAGTTTGTCCTCGCCTGCCCGTTGCCCTGCCGCTTTATGTTTTGCCGTGCGGTAATCTCCGCTAGTTGGCTTGATAAATGTGTTGTATATCCACGCCCTAACCTCGCAAAAAAAAAGAACGCACTAGTCGCATCTCTCGCATCCATATCTAAAAACTCGTTTGCCTTTTCCGTAACGTGTCCTTCACCTTCGTACAAGTATGCTAATACCATTGGGATAGCCTTGTGAGTGTGGGTCGTGTTATCCATTATCGTTAGGGCTTCAATACAGTTACCAAATTCGATATTGCCGTACGGTATTCTTACTTTACCCATATCCATTAACAATGGCTCACAAGCGGTGTAGGTTTTGCCGTTCACCTCAATAAATGGCACTTCGTAAGGCTTGGGAACGTATAACCCTTGTACGGCTATTTCGAGCATACCTACTACCTCCGTAACGGGTTTGGCTAGTAGTTCCGCTTCGGTTATGTCCGTGCAAGCTAACAGCACTTTATACGCTTGTTTAGGATAGCTCACTAACATATCCGTTCCCGTCATATCTTCTGTTATGTCCACACCTATTAAGGCATCCATTACTTCTATGTACTGTCGTAGTGTCATTAGTAGTAAATTTGTAACGTGTTAGTTTCAAACCAAAAGCGCATCATTAAGGCATCGGCATAATCGGGGCTGCGACCTAATATCTGCTTTTGACTGTCTTTGCTGTTTATGCTTGGTTTCGTGTCTTTGTCAATGTTAGCCCGTTCAATCGCTTGCAGTTCCTGTATTATCGTTTCCGCTTCGCTGCAATTAATGTAAAGTTCGCTTTTATTTACCTTTTCCGCAAGTAGGTAATAACATTCTGCTTTTGCGTTGGCATACTTCGTGCTAGTCTTGTTGGCTATAAAGCCTTTGCAGCGTAGCATATCCACCACACCGCCACCGATACCATCCTCATCGCATACTACTTGGCTCATCGGTATCAAGTATTGTTTTGCCAAATCGGTTATCCTTCCAGCGGCTTCGGTTATCGTGTTAGTCTTGTACGTCACCACCTCAATAGCTTTGTAACCGTCCCAAACAATTATTACGGTCTTATCTTTGCCGAACCGTGCAATATCCGCTGTTATGTATTTCGTGCCACCTAATACATGGATATTCGTAAATAGGTCAGCACAAGCATCGTAAGGCATTAACCTTGACGGGTTCATATCGTACTCCCAATTACCTAGTAAGCGTTCCCGTGTGGCTTTGTCTTGTATGTTTTGTAGGTTGTCTAGGTAGTGTTTACTGATGTCGGGGTTATCATGCACCAATGAAGGTACAAACGCCCAATCGCTGCGTAACTCGTTTGCCGTGTATGGCTTGTAAAAGTCTTTGTAAATCCAATTTTTAGACGGGTTGCAAGTCATTAAGAGTTTAGGTATTAATCCATAATCGTCTAATTTGTATCTTATCCTACTCTTTACCACCTCTTTGGCTTTCTTTACCATTTGGTTGGCTTCATCCATAAACGCCCCTGTTATCTCTAATGAACCCAACTCATCATAGTTAGGGTCGCTTGGATAGTAAAACAAGTCTTTGAGTAATATCTCGCTGCCGTTACTGAACTGTATTATACCGCTGGTTTGATTGTAGTTGTACATGGCTGTCGTAACGCCTTGTATCTTGAATACCTCAAATAAGGTGTTTAGCGTGGTTTCCTTTAGGGTCTTTAACTTTGCCCTGCCGATTAACCACCTAGTGCCCTTGTACTTTAACGCACTCTTTGTTATCCAATAACAACCTAGTACTGACTTGCCGCCACCTTTTTTTTATTCAGCCCGCGCCCCCACCAAATAGAATCTCGGATGTTTCCAAGTCTTCTAAAAGGTCGAGGGCGCGGGTTTGCTTCATTGATAGTTTCATGATATTAATTCAGTCTTTACAAAGGTAATGTTTGTTTTCTTATGGAAGTACCTATCCTTATTAGGGTTTCCGTTAAAGTAACTTGTTGCGCTGTGGTAACTCACCCCGTGCTCAATACAAGCCTTTTTTAGCGTTTTATAGACTAGATAAAAGGTTTCACCCCGTACGGTTGTTATAGGTACTATTATTATCTTGCCTTTCATAGCATTTCCACAACTAAACCCCGATAAGAATTGTGCTTATTCACTTTCGGGCTTATCGTATGTTCGTACCTCATTCCATGTTATCTTATCACCCCCACTAGTAACGTCAACGTTGCTACTATCCCCGTAAACATTCTTATTGTATTTAGACATTTTCCATTTAATAGCATCAATCAATACCCTAGCCGTTGCTGGGTCTATTTCTCCAGCCTCTAATTTTTTGAGTATATTATCTATCTTATTATCGTCAGGCTCTGCTTTATCCTCGCGCGCGCACGCGTACAATGTTTGCAGGTCTTTGTTATCCCTTTTCCAACGTCTGAATGTTGACCATACAGGAAACCGTTTGTCTTGCTTTAATGCGTCCATTATACCCATACCACTTGCGTAATACTCGCATATCTCCTTGCATAGTTCGTAGTCGTATTCTGTTTCTCCTTTAGCTGGCATTGTCACTTAGCTTTATTGTTTCACTTGGGTTACTTGCTGGCATAATTAATTATTTTAACACCAATTATCTGTACCACCTTTCATGCTTCTTGGGGTGTGACCGTTATACACGGTTTGTTGTTTGCCTGTTTTAATGGCTTTCTTGTGCGCCCTTCGTTGTGCCCTATTAGCTTGTAGGTTTGGTATGGTTTGCTTACTGTCTGCTTTATATTCCAATATTACTTTAGTGTGGTTCATGTTGTTTGTTTTACTGCTATAAATTTATCATAAATACGACCTATACAATAATCCGTTCGGTTTTCTAGGTGGTCGGTTGATAGGTTTATTTTTACATCATTTTGCCACTTCAATACAACATCTTGGTAACTTGTGTAGTCGTCAAGTGGTGGCGTTTCAATTCCCTTTTTAGTGCAATAATTTACGATTGCTTGGTGAATGGCTTTGCATTCTTCCCACATTTCCTGCTCTTGGTAAAACTTCAAAACATTACTCATAACAATTATGCCTAAGTAGCCTATTTGATACCGTACATAGTTGTATAGCTTTCTTTCGTACTCCGTAAAAGTTGGCTCGTTCTCTATACCAAAGATAGGTATTTGGCATGGTGTTTTAAAATCTATCATTGGTGATATTTTTCAATTTCAATTTTCAAATCTTTTAAATCGCCACCGCCTTCGGTAAAATCTAACTCACAGTGTAGCAAATCTTGGTATGCGGCTATGTAGCTTTTATGCGCTATAATTTGCAAAAACTCATCTTTTACGGTGGTGTTATAGTGCAAGATAGCTTTAAACGCTGACAACAAGTTATTAGTAACAAAGGTAAACCCGTTATCGTTGGTTATTGTCCATACTTGATAATCGCTGATGCACATCCAATCAAGAAAACTTAGCATGGTCGTTTTGCCATATTCTATGTTTTGACGTTTGCCATTAAGTTGGAAGTTTATAACGCTATCAAAACGCATCTCCACATCTTGATACTTGTCAATAAATTTACCTAATTTTTCGCTGCTCATGGATATTGGTTTTTTCGTTTAGCTAATTTAGTGTTAATCTTTGATAATGTTACTTTACGGGTTTGGTTAGTATGTTATCTTCGGGGTTATCCTTTAACCTATCCACGCCCTTTTGATACTCCTCACGGGTTAAATGCGCTGGCTCTAATCCGTTGTTAGGATATACGCCTATGTACTCCTTATCGGCTGCGTGGTGGGGGTTTATGTTGGGTACTATTTGAACGGTTGCCGTGTTGCTTATTTGAGCCAAAAGTGCTTCGTTTTGTGTCGTTAATTCTTCATTATCTATTTCTAATGCTTCGCTAAGCTCCTTTTGTATTTCATTAAGATTACAGTAGTGATTAGATTGTGTACGCCAATAGTCCCGTGCCTTTTCAATGTTCTGAATTTGCTTTTTGCTTTTACTTCTAAAGTACCTACCAATCAAAAAAGTAATTATAGGGGCTACTATGCCTATTGTTATGGTTAATGTGCTCATGGTTAGTCTTTACGTAAATTTAGTAATTAATCTGATAATTATCAACTATTTTTGGGTTTTATTACACTTTTCCAATATTCTTTTCCTTGCTTTTAAAGTTTTGCGTATTCCAATAGTGTTAGTTGGTCGGTTTTTTCTTTTGCTCCGTAATATCCAACGCCATTTTTGTGAATACACAACACCAAATACTCATCAATTTCTATTTCTGTCCACGGGTCTATGCTATCCATTGGCATACCATCGTTCCACGTTTTGCCGCATAGCTGAAGCATATTTACCAATGTTTGATACTGCTTTTTGTCAGCTATAATAACCTCTGTTAGTCGGTAGTTTTTTAGTTTTTTAACCAGCACATCAAGTGGTTTTGTTTGTCGGGTGGTAACTAATTCATAAATAGCTGCCATCAAATCTTCCATCGTTTCTTCTGATGTCTTATTAATCAATTCCTCAAGCATTAATTCTAATTGCGTTTTCATCTTTATAGTTTTAAAATACGTCAAAATCATCTTCACTCGGTCGCTGCATTTTAGATAATGGCTTTATTTCGAAATCCTGCTCTTTGTCGTAAAATAGCTTTTTACTACCTTCCCATCCTACCTCAATATCACCTACTATACCATGCCTGTTTTTAGCTATCAGCAACTCGCCTAAATTTTCGGTGCTTTCGTTTTTATCGTTATACTCAAACCCTGCCACGCCTGTAGTGTGGTAGTACCAAGCCCGAAAAGGAAACATAATAATATCCGCATCTTGCTCTATTGCGCCCGACTCCCTTAAATCGCTTAGTTGGGGTCGTCTGTCGGCTCGCTTTTCCACTTCTCGGCTCAATTGCGCTAATGCTATTACGGGTATCTTGGCTTCCTTTGCTGCAGCCTTTAAATTACCCGTTATATTGCTTATCTCTTGCTCTCTGTTACCTTTGCCTTCCTCTCCCATGATTTGTATGTAATCGACCATTACAATCGCTGTATTTCGCTTCTTTTTACCCATCACAATACGGCTGCGTATCTGTCTGCCTTTTATACGGGCTTGGTCGTCTATGTGTATTGGTAGGCTTGCTATGTATGTTTCGGCTTGCTTTACTTGCTCTAATTCGTAGTGCTCCATTTTATTGCGCTGTATCTTCCAAAGCGGAACACCACAATGCATACTAATCAAATTATCTGTTAACTGTCCTTTGCTCATTTCCATTGAATAAATATCCACCGCATAGCCTTGTTTAGCTATGTAGTACGCAAAAGATAGCATTAGGCTGGTGTTATGCGTTACGGTCATATCCTCTAAAAGAAATAACCTATTGCCATCAATTTCAAACCCATAATAATCATCTACTTTGTCGTATTCAACTTTAATGCCCGTAACCTTATTGTCTTTTTGATTACTTCCAATCCTAGCTTTTTTGCGCTCAACCAATGTAGGTATTAAATGCAAGTCACCCGATATTTGCAATCTAAATACCTCACCTTTAAAGCCAGTTGATTTGATTGTAGCAATCTTACTTTTATAATTAGTTCTAAAGCCAAGTGAATCACATAAGTATTTAATTTGCTTCGCTAAGTGTTCTTTTGTTTGCGTTATCTCAAATACATTAGCTGCCTTATCGTAATAGCCATCAGTATCTAGCAAGCCTGCCAATAACTTTAATCTGTTTTCGGTTGAATTTATCAAGTAGTCATTAGGTATGTGTTTGAATCCTAAAACGCCCAACTGTCTTAATCCTTGTTGCATTTTACACCCCAAAATTTTATGCGTTGGTGCTTTGTCACCATAAATTTTAGTTGATAATGTGCCGCCTATTTCACCTGCATACTTCTGTAAATATTCTATAATCTCGTTGTCGGTATTTGTTATGTTTTGGTTTACTGTCGTTCCATCACCAAGCCATAAGCCTAAATAATACGGGTCAATGCCAACTGTCTTTTGTTCAAATTCAACGGCTACTTTATAGCCTTTGTAGTTAGATTTAAATTTATCCGACTTGTTTAGATAATCACTTACCGAAATATTAAGCACTTCACCTTTGCTACGGTAGCCATCTGACCTACTTTTTTTCAAAGACAAAATATGGCTTTTATTTACACGATAATCTATGCCCTTATTTTGCTTAACCCAATACATTTCCTCACGCCCCCTTGCTAAAGATAATACGTTTCTAGGTGTCGAGTCATCGCCCATTAGCTTATCGCCTACTACTACATCTTCCACGTTTTTAATTGAGCCATCAAACATTATAACCTTAGTGCCTTTACCTAGACACTTTCCCATGCCGGGTCTTGCTGCCAAAATTATCAACCACTCATCGCCAAACCCCCCTAACAATTTATCTAATTCCCTAAAGCCCGTAGGTATGCCAGCCATATCCGTAACCTTTTCACGTTTTAGGGCTTGTTCCTTTACAATCGTGCTAACGTGCTCAATAGTTGATGGGCTTATGGTTTGCTCTAAGTTGCCAGCGGTCGTGCCTGTGTAGTTTAAAATGTCAAATACGTCATCTTGCGCTAGTGCCATGTTGCTAATCTTTGCAGCTAACGAAACAATTTCATGCCTTATAAATTCCTGCACTAATATTTTAGCACAATCCATTATGTGAGCAGTTGAAGCTATTGAACCGCTTACGTCGGTTAGCTTCATTATGTCATGCTTTTTATTGTGGGTCAGTATGCTAATTATATTTACTTGTCTGCCGCTGTCGTATAGGTACTTAGCACTTCTAAAGATGTCTTTGTACTCGCTTGTGCTGAACATATCTTCATGCACCATTGCCATTAGGTCGGGTAGGCTTTCATCGCTTTGCACTATTGCGCCCAATACTTGCTTTTCGTAAAGATTATTCATAGCCTTTAAATTTGCGGTCGTAACTTGATTTGGTTGGTTGTTCGGGTGTGTACTTATTTTGTTTAGGTGCAAACCATTTTGGCGTTACCCATGCACCTTGAATACTTGCTTTTAATCCTTCAGTATATTTTTTAGCGTCGCAACTAGCACTACTAACAAATTCGTTTATGGCTAATTGCCTTGTGGCCTGTGAGTAAGGTGGTTTAGGTATTGACTCCCGTACTTGCTCATATTGAAACCAAAGTTTTTTATGGTCGTCTGTAAAGTTGTCAGGAAATTGATAATTTATTTCGGCTGTTTTATTTTCCTTTTCTTTATCTATGTCCTTATCCTTTTCTTTATCTATTTCTATAAGGGTTAATGAACCCTTCATCAACCCTTCATTAAGGGTTAAATAGTTAATACCATTTTCTGCTAACAATGCAATACAACTTTTAGCAGCGTTTGAATTATTATTACCTAAATCTCTATAATTAGCTTTAATGAATTGAGGTAAAAAAAGTTTGCCGTTATCAATCCTTTTAATTAAACCACAATCGCTCAATTCCTTTTCAATGGCAACTATATCAACTTTACCACAATACACGCTTATAATTGCTTTCTGTGGCTTTATTAGCCCTGCATGGTTGCAACTAGTGTATAGGTAAATATAGTATAGCCTTGTTTCAATAGAAACTTCCAATAGGTCGTCCCAAATTTCAGTATTGATAATTCTATTAGCCATTATTAAGCCTCCATAATTTCATGGTTAGATAAAATATAGGATAAATCATCTTCATCAAGATTAAACCATTCACCGTCTATTCTTTTTGTTGCGAAGTATCTATGTAATTCAGCCTCTTTTGCAAATCCACCTTCAAAATAATAAAGCATCTTTACGTTTTGTTTTTTACCTCTAAGTGCAATCTCACGTTTCCAAATATCCCTACTTGCGCCTATCTTATAAGTACGATTTTCTTTGTGGATAGCTATATAAACATAAACAGGCTTATCCATATCTGCCCTTACTTCTTCCATAGGGGCATATTTATAAGATATAGCATTCTTGGTAAACATTAAGATAACGTCATTAAATTTTGATGACGGTAGTCCAGATAATCTTTTTAGTGATTTATGGTCTAAAGGAAGTCTTTTATTTGCCCACGAAAAACATAGCAATTTTATAAAACCGCCTAATTGTGTGGCGTCTAGATGTGATGTTACATACAAAAATTCAATTGTATCTAAAGGAAATGGTCGCCTTTCTAAATCTGGGTCGTACATAAAAATAAGAAGCCCTCTTGCGCTTCTCCTTCTCGCAAAAGGGTCGGCTACAAAAGGGCTATAAGTTTTTCTTAGATACTATGGTTACGTTTTTGCGAGTCGTCAACCTTAGTTTAATATCGTACCGCTAAATTACACTTTACTTTTCAATTGTGCAAGTTTTTGACGGTTAATTTGTTGCTTTGCTATGTAGCTTCCAACACGCCAGCCAATAGCACTCAAGCCAATTATTGCCAGCGCAATTAAGTACTTCATGTCAATCGTTTATACGGTTATCAAATTTACTCCTTCTAAGTTCAAAGAACCCGTCAAGTTCGGGTCGGTCTTTTACCGCTTGCCTTGCGAACATCGGGGTAACATTGTTATTAATTTTGAATTTACCACCATTTTCCGCTACGCTGGTGAAATATCGTACCACTTCTAGTATTGCCTTAGCCGAATATCTTTTAAAGCCTTTAGAATGCGTTTCTATCGCTATCTTTAAAAAGCGTGGATAAACAGTCGGGTTTAGTTCGTTGTATTCTTGGAAGTTCATAAAGTTAGCTTAGATAAAAATAAGAAAAATATAGCGTTTACAATAGTTTTAGCCGTTTTATAAACCGTTTTTATTTCGGTTTTATTTTTTTTTAGCCAAAGCGTTTATTGCTGCCAGCGCATAGCCAGCTAAAAAAGCTAGGGTTATGGTTTATGTTTTCAATTTGGTTTATTGCGCTGTACTTTTGATTGTAAGACGCTAATCCTTTATGCTTGTCTTGTGGTTTAGGTGTTTGTTGCGCCCACTCATAAAATGTTTTGCGCACAATAAGTATGGGTTCTTTCTTATTCTTACACTTAAAGCACTTTTCAATCTTTTGGTAGTTATTTTCTCTAAACAAATGTGTATCGTAACGTATAACACCGCCACATTCACAAGTGCGCTCACGGCTTGCCAACTTAGCTACTAAGCTATAATTTTTATTTCTTACAGATTTTATTTGTTCAAGTCTATGTTTATTGCAAAGTATTGACCTTAACCACCCGTCACTATTTAAATTAAAGGCTTGCAAAGGTTTGTTTTCGTCACAAGCTAAACAATAAATTTCGCTTGGGTAATTACTTTTGGTTGCGGTTTTCATTCTTGTAAACCCTCCTATTTTCGATTTGTTCAATTAATGCCGCCCGTTGTTCTGCGGTCGGGTTCATCGGGTGTCCTTTTGGAAACGTGCGAGTTTTCACGACTTCCAATAAGGTCTGTTTCCTTTCGGGCTTGGGTTCTTTTGCTTGGGCCCTGCTTTCGTATAATCGTGCCTTAGTGTACTGATAATAACACCCTTTGCAAACGTAGCTACGTATCCTGCCGTTACTATTGTAATAAAAATTATCGGGGTTTTTAGCAAATGGCAATTTACATTTATTACAATAGCACGTTTTGCCCTCGGGTATATCTTGTTGACCTAATTGTCTAGCCATGATTGATTTTTCTTTGTGGTTTGTAATCGGGTGTACCGTATAACGGCTTAACCTTTGGTAAAACCGTTTTATCGCTAATTTGCGGGCTTAACGGGTGGTCTTTGGGTATTACCCTGCCCGTACTGGCGTTCTTATCTCTAAGGGCTTGTAAGTTGGCTCGCTGCCGTGCTAGGTGCTCGCTAATGTCTTTGCATCGCTTGGCGTTGTATTCTGCTTTCTTTTCGGGTGTCATAGCACTGCGTTTATAGAGTTAGCGGCATCAATCACCAACCACAGTATAACTATGGCTAGTATTATTTTTAATAGTCTTTTCATTGTTGGCTAGGTTTTGAGAAAATCATTAAACAGTCGCCAGTTATAACGTAGTGTAGCGTACAATCGGGCATATTGTGTAACTCGTTTAAAAGTTCTTGATTGCTTTTCTGAACGTGGTTAATTGAGCCGAAGTAATCATTGTCCCATACCATGTTCCATAATTCTGATGGTGTTGCTGTTTTCATTTTTGGTTTGTTTATTGGTAACTGAATAACTATACGACAAAGATAAACCAAAAAACAATACAAAGTATCTTTTTCTAAAACTTTTTTAAAATTATTTTAGGCTACTTTAAATACCCTAATGTTTTAGCCTGTTTCGGGTTGTCGTGTATCTCGTTGTGGCAGTTCCTGCAAACGGCTAACCAAGTCGGAGTGATTAGATAATACTTGTTGCGGTCAGTGCCTGAGTGCGTGTGGTGAATTTCGGTGCTTACCCCCGTGCATTTCATTAGCCTAGCTTCGCATAGGGGGTTGTTAGCTAAATACTCACTGCGTAGCTTTAAATATACCCTGTCGTCTTTTGCCCGTTTAGCTGAACGTGCTTTAATCGGCTTGGCTTTTGCTTTGGCTTTCGGTTCGGGCTTGGGTACTGGCGTAAATGGTCTAGGGTTATCAGGCATTGATTAGGCTTTCAATATCCGTAAAAAATTGCGCCTTGTTTATTACCGTGTAGCGTAGTACCTTCCAACCTAGTAATTGCGCTTGGTTGTACTTTTCGCAATCGTTTGTAAAGCCTGTTACACTTGTATGTCTTGATTTGGTTGCCATTATTCCTTCAAATTCGATAAGCACGTTTAAGCTAGGTATTGCCATATCGGCTCGCCATTTACGGGTAGGGTGGAAGGTTGACTCTAGAACGTAGTCAACTGACTTAGATTTGAGCCATAAACAATAGAGTGCTATCTGTGGGCTTTGCTTCATTGACTAAAGATACTAAGTATTCATGTAAGGGCATACCAACTTTTCCCCTGCATACCTACCTAGTCAAACAATTTGAAACTAAATACAGTATGTAGGTTGCATAGGCTTTATTTAAACACTGCCTATAAAGATACCTAACGTACTCACCACCCTTGCATGGCTACTTTAGTTTACTAATGGCATATCGGTTGTATGCAGGGCTAGGTCGCAAGTTGTCATCGTTGCCTAGATTAACCACTAGTAAATATAGTATCGCAGTATCACGCCTTTTTGTATGCTAGATTGTGTCACTAGCTACCAGTAGGCGGTTCGGAACTGGCTATAATATATTTGCCCATAACGGTGACAACTTACTACGTTCAAGGAAACGCACTAATCCGTTATGGGCATTATCTTAAATGTGTCTTGGGAAAGAACGTAATAAGCTGTCGGGGGTAAAAATAATACTTTACTTTGATACCGCCAAATTATTACTCCTTAAATATCGGTTCGTTAGGGTCGTGAACGTAAATGTCCCATTCCGTTGCAGCGTGTTGCTGAATGGCGTTTTTAATCGTGTTAAATTCCTCTTTGCTTATCCCTTTGGGGCTATTAGAAAGGCTTATACGGGCTTTTAGCGTGGTGTCTAGTATAGGGCTATATTCCTCACGAAATATAAACAGCGTTTCTAATAACGTGCGTAACTCTTGAACGCTTACCGCTATGCCTTTGTTTGCAAATCCCGACTGTAAATCCGAAATTACAACCCCGAAAAAGTATTTCCGTTGTTGGTGGCTAATTGTGTCCGTTACGGGTTCAATGGCTATTGTGTACAAACCATCTTTTAAGGATTTCACTTGGCGGTCTAGGGCTATCCTGTTTACTTGGATAGCCCCGTTAACCACCTCGCACGGCATCTTAATGTTTTTCATTGGAACTGCTGCCCCCTGTTACGCCTGTCGTATTCGTCAATAATCGCAAATGCTTCACCTTGTGCTATGCGTTCAGCATCGGTTAACGGCTTGCTAGGTGTTACCCTAAAGGCTCGGCTTTGCTGGGTGTTTACTTCCTTGTAATACCGTTCCTCATTAAAGCCATACGGTAGGTTGCTTTGGTTAATCATAGTCAGTTCTTGTTGCTGTTCAAATAGTTGCTTGCTCATTGCTTATTGGTTTAGTGTCTGACAAAGATAAGGCAAAAAACAATACAAAATACTAGTTTGCAAAAATAGTTTTAAAATAATTAGCCTATCGCAATAAATCAATACTGCAATAGGCTTTTATTACGCTGACTGTTTTTTGCAGGCTTCAATAAAACGCTTATCGGCTTTTACCTTTGCGGTTTGTTTGTTGAAGTATGCCGTAACTTGCTCACGCCCTTCGTAGTCAATTAGCCCTGCAATAGCTGTATCAATAGCGTTGGCTAATTCGTGGCTTTCCGCATCGGGGTCAACCATACCTTCGTAAGGGATAGTAAAGGTTTGCGTCAATGCGTACTTGTGCGCTACTGCCATCGCTTTGTTACTGGCTTTATCTCCGCTGTCCATACCTTCACCACGTGCTTGAGTGCTTACGTTGCTACCATCTTTTGCGTAAAACGTAAATTCTACATCAATGATTGAGTAAATAACCGTTCCACCGTTTTTGGTTTGCTTTTCCTCACGAATAGCGTTAATTATCTTGCTAGTGGTGAATACTTCGTGCTTTGCTAGTAACGGGTGCAATGCGTTGTAAACGGCATCTACGCCCCGAAACATAAAGCCTTGACCAGCGTTCTTTTGGTTCTTGCCAATTGGGTTAATGTCTTGCTGGATTGCTGCCAGCTTTTCAAATATCAAACTCATTTTGTTTGGTTGTTTAGTGGTTAAATTATCTTGTTCCATCTTTATGCCCGTCTTTGTACTTTAGGCTGCCATACTCAATAATTAAATCGGCTAAGGCTACTTTGTCTAGGTTGTCTGAAAATATCATTTTTGATATTTCGCTAAATTTATCCGTTGCTAGTTTCCAATTTGGGGTTACGTTTTCCATTGTGATTGCTTTAGTGGTTAAGTGTGAAACAAAGATAAGCCAAAAAACAATACAAAGCACCAATTTGCAAAAATAATTTTAAACTATTTTTAGAAGGGCAAGTCGCTACTGAACTCATCTGCTGGCGCATCGTAACTCGGTTGCGTGTCATTGGTTTGTTGACTGCCTTCAATGCGCCAGGCGTCAAGATTTGTAAAGTAGCTTACTTTGCCCTCCTTTTCCCATTTGTTGCCACGAATGTTAAAATGGATAGTAACCGTGTGGCCTGTTTTGTATCGGTTTAGCACATCGCATTTATCGCCTGTGGCTTGAAACTTTACGTAGTCGGTTATATCTCTATCACCTACTTGCTTAGTGGTTTCGAGCACGAACTCACGGGCTTTAAATTTCTCTGTCTTTTGTTGGGTTGGGTAAATCTCAAATAGTTTACCAGTTAATTCAAAGTTCATAATGTGGGGTTATAAGTTACTAAAAAATAAATTGCACTAAGTACCATAATGTAAAAAATTACCATTGTAATATCCATTATGTTTATGGGTCGGTTAAACGGGTTTCTCATTTGGTTAGTAGTTCGGGGTTATCGAAAATGTTGCCTAATACTTCAGACCTAGTTAAATAGTCGTTGCTAATTCCAAAGTCGTAATATTCGCCCTCCCCTTCAATCTCCCAATTTATCGGTGAATAAGCATTAGCCATATACGTTACGGCAAACGCTCCGTTAATGTAAAGCACTTGCAGGATTGTATTAGTTGGTACATACTCTATTATACTACCCTCCCAAATTTTAACCCCGTTCTTATCGGTTAAGCCTGTATATTGACAAACGGTTTCGGGGTCTACTTGCTTCATGTTAGGGGTATCGTTAGTAGCACCCCATAAAATAAAAGCATCTTCCCACACTGTAAACAAATGACCTTGTATCCATTTGCCGTTATCAGTGCGTTTGGCTTTAAAAATTATCTCTCTCATTTCAAACAAAATTGCGCAAGCCTGTAAATGCTTACTGGTTCGTAATAAATGGTTAGTTTCGGGCGACCTGCACCACGTTTAGTTTCCGTTGGTATTTTTTCCGATGTGGTGGCAATCTCAAACCCGTTGCGTTGCGCCCAGCACTTTGTTTCAATAAAATTATCTACGGTGTTTTTTTTGCCTGTAAGCCTTGCCCACAATTCAACCGCTTCGCTAACGGTTATCTTTTCCATGCCAGCGTGATAATCACCATGCAAGCCTATCAATTCAATTTGAAGGTCGGTATAGTTACAAGCCATTGCATTGGCTATCCATGCGAAGCCCGTTTCGGGGTCTTTGTCCTTTAAAAAATTGGCTCTTATTAGTGCCTTGTGTATTTGTATTTCTACGCTCATTGGTTGTGTTTAGTTGTTAAAAATTGCAGTTGTTAGGCTAGTATTTCGCAAACAAACGTATCATCCATTGCAGGGTCGTTTTTGCTGTAAAACTCAACAAAGTTTCCGTTTTGGCTTTCGATACCTACCCCGTCATTGTAGTTGAAGTTTGCAGAAAAAAATAATTCTGCGCCTTCCATTGCTTCGGTCATGTTCTTGTAAATGTTCATTTTTGGTTTGGTTTAGTGGTTAATGCAGTTGTTAGGATGCTGCGCCCCTTTGTTTTTATAAAAACATACACTCATTAGGTGAAAAGTCGGCAGTTATAAATTTCTGCACATCTTCGGCCCAAATTTTGCAAGATACTCTCTTGTTTGGGATATATTCAACAACCTGTTGGACTGTGCCGTTAAGGTTTCTAAAGTTTGATTTTGTGTTGATTATTGCGCTTCCGATTACTTGTTGATTGTTCATTTTAGTTTGGTTAAGTGGTTAATGATGTATCAAAGATAAGGGTTAATATAATACCTAGTATAGTTTTACTAAACTATTTTTAGAGTATTTATGGGTGTTTAGCTAAATAGTTGATTATCAACGCCTTTAATTTAAGTATTGGCATAAAAAAAGGGGGCGCGAACCACCACACCCCCACACTAACCAATAAACAACCAACTAAACGAAAGGTAAATAGGGCTTTATGTTTCTCCAAAACCTCACTAGCAAATAAATGCAAGTAACGATTATGGCAATCCACCACCACCGCTTTAAAGTTAGCAAAACTTTTGAATAAACCTTTTCAAAACGAGATATTTTTATTTCGGGGCAAGGTATTTTTACACTAATAAACGTGGTGTCTGTCGGGCACTCAATACTAACGCTGTAAGGTACGTAAATACTATCTACCTTACCTCGTGTTATGCGCCATTTAATAACCTCGTTAGGTTGGCTGTAAATGGTGTCCACGTCAAAACGCCATTGCACTAACGTGTCAGTCTTGTAACCGCCCGTTATTATCGTATCTCGAAATACAACCGTGTCACGTGTGCCAATGTCGTATTTTTCGGCTAACCGTTCTTGTCGGGCTTGTAACTTTTGGATTTTCTTTATGGCTCGTGCCTTTGGCATTTCCATTATAGCGCAACCGCTGAATAAAATTAGTAGTATTAGGTATCTCATAACGCTAAATTAGTGTATAATCGGTTATTAAAGGCAACCCGTTACGGTTGGAAATGATTATAAAGCCAGCCGTACCGCTAAAACCTAAGTCGTCTGAATACGCATTGCCCGTAAACACGCTGGGAACTGTTATCTTTCTATATTTACTACTGTCGCACCCCGTTATCCTGCTATGTAAATGCCCTGCCAACACTAGGTTAAACATATCCTGTTTGCCGTGGTTGAATACTAGCGTGCCTATCTTGCTATCTTTACTATGTCCTTTGTCACCGTGTACCAAAATGTAGTTAATACCGTCAATCACTTGTGCATTAAGGCTGTGATTGTAGGTAAATTTGATGCTTTTTAGCGACTCTGATAGCATGAAGTTAATTAACTCGGCTATCTCTCCATTGGTTTCCTCTTTGTTGCTTGCGGTCGGTCTGTCGTGGTTGCCGCCTACGCTGTTTACTTGTGTCAGATTGTTGATTGAGCAAAGAAATTCAAGTAGCATTTTATAGGCTTCGATAACTACCGTTACC